TCGGCCCAGCCGAACATGGAGCAGAGTTCCCAGACGGTGAGTTTCTTAGCCAGCCTAGTCGCTGCTGTCCTTCTGAGGCAGTGAAACGTCAGCCCTTCTATCTTCGCTTCCTTTGCGTACCTAGCGAAGAGGGCTGAGATTGATCCTGCGGTCAACCCAAACCCGCCTTCCTTCCATGCCGCTATAGCCGCCGCGCTTAGTGGCACTTCCCGCCTAGTCCCGTTAAAGGAAGTACAGTCCTTGCCGAGTAGATGGTGGCTTGCGGAGCTTTCTAAGCTCATCAGCGGAAAGAATGTCGAAGGAAACCTTCTCCATCTACTCCTCCCTCACGGTAGGAACGTCCATCCAGTCGGACCCGACCCAATTAACGTGCGAAGACCAGTTGTCGTAGTGGCCCTCTCGGTATTGCAGGACACTCTTAATCCAAGACACAGCATCTACGTCATCGCTTGGAGTGGGGTGCACTTCTCTTTCCAGCCACCGGAGTTCGATCATTCCGGCACCACGCTAGGCGCGACGGACTGCATGTTGACTACCCATACACGATCGCCGGGATAGAGCCATGTCGTTGTGTGCCTACCCCATTGCCGATGCTTGCCGTCTCCATCGTATCGCTCGATTTCGTTGTGGTCTATTTCCTGCTCCCGCACCTTCTTCTCGACGTAGCGGGCGACGGCGAGGAGGGCGGCGTCGAACGCTTCGGCTTGCGATTCCTGCGCGACGATAGCGCCCTCGAATGTCTCCGAGTACACCTTCCGCAGTTCCTCGATGGTGAGTTTCACTTCTCCCCCTTCCCCTGCGCGATGGCGGCGTCGATGGCGGCGTCGATGGCGGCGTCCAAGCGGTCGCCAACGTATTCGTTGTGCATGAAGTTGAACGGGATGACTTCCGCGAGCCGCAGCCACCTGTACCGCCCCGCATCCTTCCTCACCCCCTCCAGTTCTGCGCGCAGGGCGGCGTTCTCGCGCTGCAATTCGACTGTGCGAGGGTTGATGCTCCAGAAGTCTGTGGGCTTTTGCGTGTCGCTCACGGCTTCCCCCTCGGCAGGACGACGTTTCCGCATCGCCAGCATTCCCATTGATACGGGTAGCCCGGCGCGTGCGGCGCTCCCTTGGACATTTGAGACTGGCATTTTGGGCAGTTCATCGCTGCACCACCCAGCGCGCAACGCCGACCTCGAGGCCGTAGTAGTTCCATCGCTCGTCGTCGCGCTCGATGGTGGCTGGCTTGCCATCCTCGGTACGGCTCAGGTCGGCGATCCAAAAGAAAGGCCCGCTGTTCGAGTGATTGTGGAAGCCGTCAGCCTTCGTCACGTCAGGGTGAGCCTTGAGGAACGCGTTCACGATCGACGACCTGTCCGTGTAGATCGGCGCGCGGCCAACGGATTCCCGCTCCTTCTCCACCGCGAGCGCGGCGATGCGGCGGGCGAATTCCTCGTCCGTCTCGATGTCCACCTGACCATCGGCGTAGGGAGCGGATTCGATCTTCCCCGCCTCGATCATCTTCTCGACTTCGGGGTGGAGGCTCATCGCATCTCGTCGTAGTCAAGGTAGTAGGTGTCGCCGCATTTCTCGCACTTGTACCACTCGCCGTCCATGCTCGTAGACGGAACCTCCTTGCAATGCTTGCACCTAACTGGATCGGTGCAGCCGAGCGCGAGTTTGATAGCGGCCTGTTCCTGTTTGGTGAGGTCAGCCATTTGGCCTCCTGTGCGGATTTTTCTTCCACCAATCGGTGGGAACCGGTTTGTTTCCTAGGTCAGCCACGGTACGGTTCCTTGGTCTTGAATGGCAGCCCTTTGCATCGCCCGCACCACACGCAGCGATAGCCGTTGAATTCGACGCTCACTCCGTCGCCAACGTCTACCCACCCCTCGCCGTACACGTCCTGATGCAGCCCGATCTTGCAAAACAACTTGTAAATCCAGCTTACAAGTTCATCAGCCATCGGAGTCCTCCTTGCGAGTGGCGGCGAGGGCGGCGCGCTGCGACGGCGGATAGTTAATCGGGTTCTTGGACATCGCGTCGAAATCGTGAGCGCGATTTCTATCGCGTCGAAGCTCGATGCCGAACTTTATGCAATCCGTCATGGTGTCCCACGAACCTATGTTGCCAAGCGCACCATTGCTGCCACCCAGAAAAGGTTTCCACCTGACAACAGCCCACCACCGCTGCACGTCAGCGTACTTGCTGGTTCGATAAAAACCCGTCGCCAGGTATATCTCGTTCGGGTCTACGGTGTACTCGTCGCTGCCGTAGTACGCCTTCAACGCCTCGTTCAGCATCCTCGCCAACCGTCTCGCCTTGTAGGATGGCTCACGCACCGCTAACTCCATCCTTGCGCGTGGCGGCGAGGGCGGCGCGCGCAATCCTTGCGCTTTCTCCAAGTGGGCGCCACAAGATTGTTTCCAGTGCCTCCCGCAGCCGCTCGGCCTCGGCGGTCTTGGCGATCAGTTCGCGCTCTAGCTTCGCTATGCGGCATTCATTAAGTGCGTACTGCTTTTCACACTTGCCACTCCAATCGCAAGGCCCCGGCGATGCAGGTTGCTGTGCGCTGGTTCCCTCGGTCGCATCCCGCTCCACCCGCTGCCCGATCCTCGCCAGCCGGATAAGCTCGGGCAGGGCGTTGCGGGCAGCGGCGATTAGGGCGGCGTCATCCTTACACAGCATCGGGTTCTCGTAGTCAGGAACGTACTTAACGCCATTAACAGCATACCCATCGCGTGTAGTGCGGTCGTAGTGGCACCCGTTAGGGGAACAACGAACCGTCCACTTAGCTTTGCTCGCCTTCTTCTCCAGCGCCTCCAGCGCGTCGAGGTCGATCATTGCAGTTCCCTTTCTTCTTCGGGATAGAACTCTTCCACGCCGGGGACGTAGAACTCGCATTCCTTCTTCCGAGGGCAGAAAGCAGCCATCAGGACGGTAGTGATTTCCGCCCCGCACAGTTCGCAGCGTGGCGCGTCGAGGTCGAGGGGCATGGCTAGTACCTGTCGCGCTCTTGCCTGAACGGGAGGTCGTCGGCAATGTCTGCACCGCCGACCTTGCTGGAACCTCCCTTGCGGGGTTCCTGGGCCCTCTCTTCCTTCTTGTAGGTCGAAACCGCTGCGTACCATTTGCCAGACTTGGCGACCTTCACATCAATGTTGACCCATTCTTCCTTTGCCTTGTACTTCTCCCGAAGGAACTGTCCTAGTTCTTCGACCTTGATCGAGATTTGAGCCTTGACGAAATCAGGCGCTCGCTCATGCGGTGCCTTTACGATCAGACCGGGGACGAATTCGATGTCGCTCATGTTCCAATTCCTTTCTCTTTTCCGATTTCTTTAAGACGGCGGCGCATCTTGCTATCGAGGAACGACCACACCGCAGCGCGTTCCTCTAGCGAAGGGATTTCGTGGTACGCCTTGAATGCCTCTTCCTCTTGTCCTGCGTTGAAGCAATCCACCACCGTCCCAGCAAAGCGATGGACGAATTCGTGTCTTTCCTTGGGAACCCTGTCCATGCAGTCGGAGGTAGGCTTCGCGCCCTTCTTCTTTCCGTCATCGGTAAACGAGCGGTCTGCATCGTCCTCGTCGGTTTCGATGCCGATGGCGGCTTTCAGGGAATATCGACGCCGGTAGGTAAACGATGCCCCGTACTGTTGAGGATTGGCAGAGTCGAGCAGCGGCATGGTGTGCGAAATCCACTCGCCAGAAACGTGGAACACCGTTGTAACGATGGACTCGCCCTCTGCCCCTTGCGTGATTCCCAAGCCGTGCGTCTTCAGGATCGGGCGCAGCAGCTTGAGCGTGTCTTCAAGCGTGGCGTATTTGAACGTGTAGCTCCCGCGCTGAGTCGCAACGAGGACTTCTTTCGTCTTCGGGATAACCGGAAACTCTGACTGCGCCGCAATCAATGCCTTGGCGATTTCCGCGATGCTTTCGGATTGCTTCATTGGGCCTCTAGTTCCTGTTAGGCATCACAAACGCCAAATGCACTGGTCGCCGAGCTTCTCGCGCTCGCACGTACAGCCGGTGGTTTTCTTGCATCCCGGCCGGCGCTTCTCCGCTTCCGTCCACGCTTCGCTGTGCTCCAGGCCGTTCAGGTGCTCAAGCACTTCGGTGTAAAGCGCGTGCCTTGCCCGGATCACCGAGTCTTCAGCGCCCCAATGGGCCGGGTGCGAAAGCATGTTCCTGCACCGCATCAGCAGCGTGCGCGAGTCCTTGGCGCCCTGCGCGTAGGCTGCGCGAATCTGCTGCACCGTGTACAGCTTGCGCCCGGTGGCGGTCTCGTAGCCCGGCTCTGGCAGTGCCTGCCCCGGCCTGTATACGTCGCCCTTGTGCGGCTTGAATCTGTCTAACCAACTCATGTGGTGCTCCACCAGTGATGCCTAACAGGTCGCTCAACCGGACCAGCGTCGGCGGGCGGCATCATCTCGTTTCTTGAGCGCATCACGCGCCTCCTTGTCCGGTTAGCTTTGCGTTGGATTTGGACAATCTGGCGGTAGTAGAGTTCGTCCATCAGCGATCTTCTCTTGACTCTGCTAGAGCCTCGTACATCGCCGCCTGTTCCTCTGCGTACATCTCACCGCAGGTTGCGTACAGGTCTTCGTCCTCGTATGCCTTGTCCGCGATGAGATCCTTGACGAACTCCGGTACGTCACCGATTACTTCTTCAATCGAGATTTCGTCCGGTTCGTCGGGATATCCGGGATCTCCGTTCGGCATATACGAGCGCCCCGGTTTTCCTTGGCAGTAGCGAATCTTGAGGTCTACCTCGTAGTCGAGTTCGTTGATGGTGCAACGGTATGGGATCTGGATCACATCGTCCTCACTTTCCCGCGACCCGCGCACCTGACTTGCCAATCCTGGCCCTGCGTCTTCGTCGCCACGGTCACCGTTCCTGTGGGGCACTCCACCCTGAGCGGCTGAACCTGCTTGGTGAGCGACTTCAATTCATCGTCGCGGTAGCTCATTTCGTCCATCGTGAGGGCGAAGGAGCCTAGTCCGCCGATGAGAACGCCGAGCATGATCTTAGGCAACGTCATTTCTTCACCCCAAACGATTCGTAGACAAGCGCGTTAAAGTCCTTCCTAGCAGCGTCCCTAGCAGCGGCCCAAGCAGCGGCCCAAGCAGCGTCCCAAGCAGCGGCCCTAGCAGCGTCCCAAGCAGCGGCCCTAGCAGCGGCCCTAGCAGCGGCCCAAGCAGCGTCCCAAGCAGCGGCCCAAGCAGCGTCCCAAGCAGCGTCCCAAGCAGCGGCCCAAGCAGCGTCCCAAGCAGCGTCCCTAGCAGCGGCCCTAGCAGCGTACCTTAACGACTTGTCGCCCGTCATTAGGTAATCAAGCACAACGTCAGGTGCATCCCAAAGATGCACAACAGATACCGCTTGCATACGCGAAAAGTACCAAAGCAAGTCAGTTGCATCCATGCTCTTGATGATCTTGCGATGGGTGCATACGAGTTTGTCGCTCTGCTCTTGAACTTCACCCCAACACTCGACCATGTGCAACATATGTCCGGGCGCGAATTGAAGCGCGTCGAACGGTTCGCGGCTTGCGTGAAGTCCTTGCCAGCAAATAATCGGGTTGCCGTCAAATACCAGCACCCTCCCGGCTTTGGGAATGGCCCTTCCGTCGCGGAGTTTGTTGCCGGTGAAATGCCATGCAAGGATTTTTTTCATTGCGTAATCTCCCTGACGGGCCGCGCCATGAACAAAGCCCTCTGCGCCTTCTTCCATTCCCGCTCGTACATTTCGCGTTCTTCCTTGAGCGTGAGTTCCATTTGCGCGGCGTGTTCCCATTGAGCGGCGAGGAAGCCGACTCGCCAGCGGAGGTAGAGCAAGCGAAGGTAGTTCAAGCGGCCTCCCGTTCTTGGCGCTCGTCAATTTGCCGGTCAATCTCGGCAGCGTCCTCGCACTGGCGGATATACGCCTTGCAGTGTTCGTCGGTGATGGACTTCTCGATCAGCCCGATCAGCCAGTTCTGCACTCGGTAGGCGTACTCCGAGGCAACCTCGCCTTCGTAGGCCAGAATCGCAGCCGCTTCTTCTGCAAAGCGGTGGTTGTCCATGTTCACATCGAGCACCAGTTCTAGAGACACCGGAGCCTCCTTCCCCATCCGCAGGACTTCTTGCGCGAGGTCATAGCGAACTTGTTCGAGTTGGCTCATTTGTCCTCCTTCATGCCGAGAGCGATCTGCTGTTCTTCGCTCGGGCCGCGTTGGTCGGTCTCGGGACATTTTTGCACCGGACACCACAGGGCTTTTTCTTCTTCGCGGAACTGGATGCCGCATTTCGGGCATTTGTTCATGCGCGTTTCCTTTGCGCGGTGCTGATGGTGCCGTAGCCGTAGCCGTCGCCGTAGCCGTCGCCGTCGCCGTAGCCGTAGCCGTTGCCGTAGCCGTAGCCGTAGCCGTAGCCGTCGCCGTCGCCGTAGCCGTAGCCGTAGCCGTAGCCGTAGCCGTAGCCGTAGCCGTAGCCGTCGCCGTAGCCGTAGCCGTAGCCGTAGCCGACAGGACGGAACATCACAGACCCCAATTTTCCGACACCGGAACGCAGAAGATTTCCGCGCCCTCGGGAATGTCCACATCGGCAACTTTGCGGAGGTCGGCTTTCTTGGTGTTCTCGATCATCCCCGCGAACCCGACCGACTCCCACTTGAAAACGTGCAAAGCGCGGGAAAGCTTGATGCGCCCGTTCTCGCGGGTAACATCACCAGCAAAGATCCAGCCGCGATCCACGACCACCACGCAGCGGTTGCCGGTGGGCTTGACCTGCACGGAATCGGCGCGAACGTAGTCGATGCCGTTGATCTTCATCGTTTCGATGGAACCGTTCATTTCGTCTCTCCTGTAGGCCCCGCAGTGCGGGTGTGGAGAGATAATCCTCCCCCGCGAGAAAATAAGCCAATTGATTCTTCCTATCAGCCCGATAGACACAATCAATTAGCATCCGGCTATGTTCTGTGCGAGATTACTAGGGTATGCAAACAGTCTATGTAGTCCGCAACGGTAAAACCCAGGCGATTCAGGCCGAGGTAAAGGATGACATTGCCTCCATCCCGCTCCCCTACGGGGCCTACAGGCGCATTAAACGCCCTCGGTGGCACCCTACCCTAGCCGAAGCTCAGGAAGCGGCTAGGGCGGCTTCTGACAGGGCCGCTGCGAGGGCGAGGAAACTATTAATGGAGCGCGGGGAACTTGCGCCGTCCCGAAATGTCTGATATCGTGAAGTCGCTGGATTTGGCAGTCCGGCGATTTAGCAAGAGGTCAAGCCCCTGCATTTTGGAGGGCGGAAGTGGTGCGGTTGACCGATTTCCTCTTGCTAGGTCGTCCGTATTGCCTTCGCCAAAGGCCCGCCCTCCAAAGTTCAGGGGCTTTTTCTTTGGCGCTTCCAGCCGCAGAGCGGCGATACAGCGCGTTTCCTTGAGCCACGTTACATCAGGGCGCAACCCGAGCGGATCGGTACACGGTAGCCGCAAGGCAAGGTGCAACTCCTACAGTCCGTGGGACTGGCTGCATTCCCAAGTCTGGGGACCGCGAGAGCGGCATGGGAACCCCCGCAAGGGGCTGGATATCCCCCTCTTCTTCAAGTTTACGGCTTGGGGTAGGGGGAGGCTTTTGGCTGGATTTCCTACTGCGTGAGGACTTAATGGCCGAGATAGTCGAAATCGAAAAGAAGAAGTCAGCAATAGAGCAAGCTGAAGAAGTAATTGGCTTCCTTAACAGCAAGACAGAAAAAGCGTATCGCGCCCGCAATCCTAAAGGCAATCCGACGAGTAATAGCGAGTACGTAATAGCTCGATTGAAGGAGGGCTACACGGTGCAGGAATGCAAACAGGTCATCGCGTCGAAGTGTCGGCAGTGGGTGCATGACGAGAAGATGTATCGCTACCTAACGCCGGAGACGCTGTTCCGTAGAAGCAACTTTGAACGCTACCTCGGCGAGCTTGGTGACTAACGTGCCGACCTTCTGCCCTGAGTGCGAATCGGTCATCCCGCTTGGCAAGTATCAATGCAAGTGCGGAGCAAAAATTCCGAAGCCGCAACGATGGATGACGAAGGAAGAAATCGCGGAAAACACGGAGGCCACGAAGAAAGCGGAAGCCTTCTGCAACGCGATGGGGCTGTGTTCTACAGAGGAAAAAAGAGCCTACATAAAGTCTCTCTTGCCGCAACTGTCGAGACAAAAAACTGTCGAAGAAAAGAGAGCGTGGATGGACAACCCCAAGAGCGAACTAGCCCGCCAGATGGCCGAGGAATTCAAGCATCGCCGTCATGTGATCGAGCGTGAACCCGGCGCGGACGATGAAGAGAGGATTGCGGCGTGAACGTCGTTTCTTTCGGTGGTGGCGTGAATTCAACCGCTGTAATCGTTGGGATGTATGAACGCGGGGAGAGGATAGACGCGATTGTTTTTGCCGACACAGGAGTGGAGAAACCACATACCTACGATTTCATCAACCAACTCTCTGAGTGGTGCGTCAGCAACTCATTGCCATACATAGAAATCGTAAAGGGCAGTCAACCACAACAAGTGATAGACGGAACCCTTGAGAACGAGTGCCTACGGCTTGGGGCCTTGCCAAGCAAGGCTATGGGGTTTGGTGCTTGCAGCATGAAATGGAAGCAAGACCCGTTTAAGAAGTGGGTAAAGAAGAACTGCGCCGAGCGGCCTACGGTGATGTACGGATTTGATGCTGGTGAGTTTGACCGTGTAGAGAGGTCGCAAAAGTACATCGAGGATTTGTACGACAAACGATATCCGCTAGTTGAGTGGGATTGGCATAGAGAGGAATGCGTCGCCGCGATTCTCAGGCATGGTCTTCCTGATCCCGGAAAGTCTGCTTGCTTTTTTTGCCCGTCATCCAAAAAGCCGGAAATTATCGAACTCAAACGCAGATACCCAGACCTTCTTAACCGCGCATTGGAGATTGAGAGAAAAGCATTAGCCGGAGAAGGCCCGGCTCCCGCATTTAGAGGTAAAGGTTTAGGGCGTTCGTTTTCTTGGGGAGAATTCTTGCGGCTTACTGAAGCGCAGCAAGATTTGTTCTCTGATGCCGGTACGCCTGAAGTTGACTGCGGATGCTACGACGGATGACCGACCAAGAAAAAGCCCGCGAGTGGCTGAACGCATGGTCGCACGTATCCCCGAGGTCTTTGGCGTGGCACATGACCGCTTGTCTTGAAAGCGACGGGGAGCGCGTTCTTTCCGAGGTTTTCAAGTCGATGAAGATCAAGACGCCGGTTGACCTGGTGAGGGCGCATCGTGATTAGCGAGGACGACGCCGAGCGTGCTGTTTCATACCTCCGAGATTCCGCCGAGAAAGCCGCTGCTGCCAGAGGCAACGTAGTTTTGCTTGAGGGAATGCTGAAAGTGACGCGGGCGAAGCTGAAAAGCAGAAGCACGGTGAAGACGGATTCCGGTCGTGAGGACGAGGCGCTTTCCTCTCCCGAGTACGAAGAGATTTTGAGGGGCTATCAGGCTGCGGTTGAAGAGGACGCTGTTTACCGGATGAAGAGGGAGGCGGCGATTGCGCGGCTGGATTGCTTCAGGACTGAGCAGGCGAACATTAGGGGGATGATCCGGTGAGCTATAGCGAGTTTTTGCAAAGCAAAGCGATTACTGATCCTGCTACCGGATTGCCGGTGGTGCCGAAGTTGAACGATCAGCTTTTTGATTTCCAGCGCGATATTGTTTCTTGGGCTTTGCGTCGAGGACGTGCGGCGATATTCGCTGATTGCGGGATGGGAAAGACCGCGATGCAGTTGGAATGGGCGAAGCATATTCCTGGCCGAGTGCTTATCCTCGCTCCGCTGGCCGTGGCCGCTCAGACGGTACGCGAGGGTGAGAAGTTCGGCATTGATGTGATTCAGGCTCGTGAAGGAGGCCAGCATCTAGGCAAGATCACGATCACGAATTATGAAATGCTGGAACACTTCGACCCGTCGATGTTTACCGGCATCGTGCTAGACGAGTCGAGTATTCTCAAGGCATACGACGGAAAGACGCGAACTCGCATCATCGAAGCATTCGCGCAGACTCCTTTCCGGTTGGCCTGTACCGCTACGCCTGCACCTAACGACTTCATGGAGCTTGGCAACCATGCCGAATTCCTCGGGGTCATGTCGCGCACGGAAATGCTCGCCATGTTTTTTGTTCACGATGGCGGGGAAACGCAGCAATGGCGACTGAAGGGGCACGCTGAGTCCGAATTCTGGAAGTGGCTAGCGTCGTGGGCAGTGTGCATTCGCAAGCCTTCGGATCTCGGGTACGAGGACGGCGATTTTGTCCTGCCGGAAATCGTCATGCACCAGGTGACGGTGAAGGTAGACGAGCCGACGAGCGGATTCCTTTTCCCGGTCGAAGCGCAGACCTTGCAGGAACGCTTGAAGGCCCGCAGAGACACGATCTCGGAGCGCGTAGCGGACTGCGCTGCTGTCGCCAATGCCACGGATGAGCCATTCCTGATCTGGTGCAATCTGAACGAGGAAAGCGCGTCCCTTAAGGCTGCCGTTCGTGGTGCGGTTGAAGTGAAGGGCGCGGACTCTGCCGAGCACAAGGAACGCTCCATGCTCGGATTCTCGGCCGGAGAGATTCGTGCGCTAGTCACGAAGCCGTCGATTGCCGGTTTCGGGATGAACTGGCAGCACTGTTCCAACATGGCCTTTGTCGGCCTCTCGGATTCATACGAGCAGTTCTATCAGGCCGTGCGCCGTTGCTGGCGCTTCGGCCAGAAAAAGCCCGTAAACGTCTACGTCATCACCGCCGAGACCGAGGGCGCGGTGGTGGCGAACATCAAGCGAAAGGAAGCCGACGCTATGAGGATGGCGGAAAACATGGTCGCGCACATGAAAGACCTGAACTCTGCGGATGTTCGCGGAGTGGTACGTGAAAAGACCGAGTACGAGCGCGATATCCAGACCGGCGAAGGATGGACGCTGCACCTTGCCGATTGCGTGGATGTGGCGAGCGAGATTCCGTCCGACAGCCTGCACTACACGATCTACTCCCCGCCGTTCGCCAGCCTCTACACGTACTCGAATAGCGATCGGGACATGGGGAACTGCAAGGACGATCAGGAATTCATGCAGCAATACCGCTTCCTTGTGCGCGAGCTGTACCGCGCCACGATGCCCGGTCGCCTTGTGTCGTTCCATTGCATGAATCTTCCGACCAGCAAGCAGAACCACGGCTATATCGGCATCCGTGATTTCCGTGGCGACCTGATCCGGCTGCACGAGGAAGAAGGCTGGATCTTCCATTCCGAGGTTTGCATCTGGAAAGACCCCGTGACGGCGATGCAGCGCACGAAGGCGCTTGGCCTGCTGTGGAAGCAACTGAAGAAGGATTCTTGCATGAGCCGGCAAGGAATCCCCGATTACCTCGTGACGATGCGTAAGCCTGGAGAAAACCCTGAGCGGGTGGCGCACTCTAACGAGGATTTCCCCGTCGAGTTGTGGCAGAACTACGCCTCGCCTGTCTGGATGGATATCAATCCTTCGGACACGCTCGCATACCGCGAGGCCCGCGAGAACGACGACGAGCGCCACATCTGCCCGTTGCAGCTTCAGGTAATCGAGCGCGGCATCAAGTTGTGGAGCAATCCTGGGGACACGGTATTCAGTCCGTTCGCGGGGATCGGTAGCGAGGGCTACACGGCGATCCGGATGGGCCGGAAGTTCATCGGATCGGAGTTGAAGCGCAGCTATTGGGCGCAGGCCTGCAAGAACATCTCGCAGGCCAAGCGCGAGCAGTCTGGGCTTTTTGCGGAAGCCGCGTAGGTATTTTATGAGTTGGCTTTCTGCGCTCGATCATTCTGTCGGTAGAAAACGCCGAGGCCCGCCGACGAAAGAGGTAAGGGAGAAGCGAGACCGTCACTTTGCGCGTTATCTCTCGATGGGTCTAAGTCAGCGAGACATTGCGAAGCTGCTAGGAATCAGCAGGACGAGTGTTCAGAAGCGAATGAGGCGTTCGTGAACATTCACCGATCCGCCGAAGAGGTACACAAGGAAGCGAAGAGGCACACGCGCAAGCGGAAGAAGTTGCCGACCTTCAAGAGCCTTGAAACGAAACTAGACAGAGTGTTCAGCGAGTACATCAGGAGGCGTGATGCGGACGAAGGCGGCACGACGGAGTGCGTTACCTGCGGGCGGCTTGCTCATTGGAAGGATCTTCAATGCGGGCATTGGATCAAGCGTCAGCATCGCTCTACTCGTTGGGACGAGAGGAACTGTGCCCCGCAGGATGGTGGATGCAATCTCTACAAGAGCGGAGCAATGGATGAATTCGCTGGATATCTCTTGCGAAGGTACGGCAAAGAAACCGTCGAAGAACTCCTCTCGCTCAAGCGGAAAACGGTCAAGCACACGCGGGCGGACCTTGAAGAAATGATTGAACACTTCACGCAAAAAGTTGTCGAAATCAACAATGCAAACCCCATCCATCGCTGACCTGCAAGCCCGAGGAATTCCTTTCGTGATTCGGGAACACCGAATCCACACGCCGAAAGACATCGCCTCAGATAAGGCAAGCGACAAACTCTCGGCGGCAATGAAGCAAGATCCCGCAGAGGTCAAGGCAAAGCACATCAAGTGGAAAAAGCTTTTTGCTGCTGGATGGACGCCCGACCTGATCGCTCAGAAGTTTGGGGTGTTCCCTTCGACGGTGAGGCGCGTTACCGGAAGCCGGTTTCCTAAAGGCGGCAGACCCACGGAAAGCAAGTTGCTACTGGCGCAACAAATCAGAATCGGGCGGAAGGTATACGCGAGCAAGAACGAAGCCCGTAGGCAGTTGAAGATTGGTCTTCCGAGGTTGGAAGAAATGCTGCGGTTGGGGAGGGCGAGATATGTCCGATGAACTGGTCGAAGCCGCTTTCCTAGCCGGTGTTCCCCGCTGGACAGACGAACTCGCAAGGCTTAACCGGAACAAGAAATATCGGGAAGCAGAACTACTCGCATGGCGTCTTGCTGACGGGTATTTGAAAATCGCGCAACTGCTACAGACAAAAACGGAGGGTAGATGGGCCGTCCTGAAAAACTCACGAAGGAGCAGCAAAACGCGCTAGTCGGTGATTTGTCACACCGCAAGCCGATCAAAGAAGTCTGCGCCGCTTACGGAGTGAGCGAATTCACCGCTCGGCGGTACTGGAAGGCTGCCAAGCTGAACGCCGAGTTCCAAGCCGGTCAGCGGGCCGAGGAAATCAGGACTGCCGAGGAAATCGCTGCGGAAATGAATCCGACTCTGCCCGAGGCGGCATGAGCGGGGACCGGCTAACCGCTGGCGAGATTTACCAAACGGGGCTTTACCGCTCCCTAGAATCCGACCCCGAGAAAACCCGCAGCGTCGATTACGTTGCGGGGATGGGTTTTGCTAACGAGTTGGGCCGATGGATTCACAGGCTCAAGGCTCACGACGTTTCGGCATGGTCTAAGGCTGTAGGGCTGCTCACGAAGCGCCTGGAGGCCCACAACAAGCGCAGGAGGTATTGCCCACCCTCTGCCCTTCCCCGGCTGGCTGCGTTCGTTATACGCGCTCATATCGCTTCTAACTGCCCTTCCTGTGGTGGCAGGGGGATTAAGGCGGTTGAGCGAGGAAACGCGGCGGACGAGAGAAAACTAGACGAGGAATGTCGCAGGTGCAACGGGATTGGGCGGGTTGCTGCTAGGTGGCAGGATTTCGATTGGGGGCGGACGCAGGAAAGGAAGGCCGAGGAAATCTTTGACTTAGCGGTCGGGATTGTGGATCGCTGCGACTACTACGCCGAGAGAAAACTAATCGTTCAGGTGCGCGGGAACTAAACAAAACGCTTGCAGTCCAATGATTGATGCTGTATAAGCATCCAGTAATCGGTTAGAAGTCCAATTCGGAGGGCGACCCCGGCGTATGCCAAGGGCGGTTCGGGTCGGGCAGATTAGATGCTGCCGCTCGCCCTGAAAATCCCGCGCCCCCGGACACACCTACCTCCTAGGGCCTGTCCATCCAGTCCGGTGAGGCGCGGGCTACTTAACCGGCTTCAGTCCTGTAGCTTCGAGAAAACGCTGCCAGACGGCGAAGGGCATTTTCCTCTTTCCCTGCTCGTATCGCGGCCAGGATTCCTTAGAAACGCCAGCCTTAGCCGAGGCTTGAACCTGAGTCAGCCCTGCCTTGACACGGGTCAGCTTGATGGTCAGGGGTTCGGGGCTGCCCCTGTAGGCTTTGCGGGGGTAGATACCGGCCATTAGGCGGCTCCAAGGCGAGAGAGAATGGCGCGGGCGTCTGCTTTGTCCTCGTCTGAGGGCATCCCGCGAATGCCGCGAGAGCAAACCCGCAGAGCCTCGATCAGTTCCGCCCGTTCCCGCTCAAGGCGGGAGATATAGGCGAGTGTGTCGTCGTCCGCGAAGTGAGTTTTCTGGATTTCGGGGTGCATTACTCGGCCTCCCCGAGTTCGCGGAGGAGGGCGCGGGCGGATTCGAGTCGCGCACGGATTCCGGGCGGAAGCTGATGCAGATTGGCCTGCGTCAGCCGATCACGCAGCGTTTCGCGCAGCGCCTCTACCAGCTTCGGATAGGCGTTCGCGGCGTGGACGATGTAGGCGGCGTCCTTGCTGTCTTGTGATTCGCACGCTCTCAGGTCTTGCTCATTAACTACGCCGTAATATCCGGGGAGTTTTATGGTTTCCCACGGCAGTGAGGTTGATGGCTTTTGCTTTTTGTTCATGGCGATCCCTTTAGTAAACGCGCTCGATGAGGTAAATGGTTTCTCCGACTTGGCGGAGATAGGCAACGCTCGCGCTCCTCGCGCCTTCCGCCCAAACGTGAACCGTGCGGATGCTGGTAACAATCTTAAAAACGCTTTGTTGGGTGACGGTCATGGTGGAGGCTCCTAGAGGTTAGGCGAGAAGGTCGAACATTTCGACGGCGATTTTCTCGGAGTGCTGACGGCTGAAACCCTGCGAGACCAGCATCGAGGCGGCATCGCGGATGCAAACTTTCTTGCCGTAGCCAAGGTAGAGAAGCTTGGCGATTTGCTTGGCAGCGAGGCTTTGTTCGAGGGTCATCGGCTATCTCCTAGTAGCGTTGCAGTGACTTCATTCTGCCGAAGGCCGAAAAGAAAGGCCAATTGATTGTTTCTATAGGTTGGCGTGTTTTGATTATGCGTAGGCGGTCCAGTGGCTCGGCTTGTAGACCTTGGCGCCCGCGATTTCCGCAATCGGCTTGATGCGGTAGGCGTTGGCGTAGCTGGCGAACTTGAAGTAGGGCTCGCCGCCGTCGTAGCCTTGGATTTTGACGCGGCGCGATTCTTTCGTCTTTTGCGGATAGTGGCCGTGCTTGGCGTGGTATTCCTTGCCTGCGTCCGAGTAGTCGGCTTCCGTAGCCCATTGACCGATGGCGGGGGCGCAATCGCCTTGAAGCCAGCCCGTATCTTCTGACTGCTGGCAGATTTCGCGGACCTCGGCCATTTTCTCGCCGATCAGCGCGACGACTTGGAAATAGTCGATATTCGTTTGATCGTACCCCCAAGAGGCTTTGAACACATCGCCGACTTTCACATCATGGCGATATTCGGACCGCTTTTGCTTGCGTTCGGCTTTTGCCTTGGCCGAAGCCTCAAGGCCGGTAAACCATTCCGCGATGTACTGGGCGCGGCGCTCCTCGGACCTGAAAGAGTAGTGGAAGGCGGGTTTGTTCGCCTTGCCATAGAAACCCATAGCCGAAGGGCTGCCCTTGCTGTTTGTGGTGATGTAGGCCACGGCGGGAAGCGTCTTGTGCTGAACCTTGGCGGACCCTTTAGGGATGTAGAACTCGCGGGGGAAGGCGTTACGCATGGTTTTCTCCGGTAGGGGTTGGAAGGGTTAGGCGGCTATGAATCCGCGCCCTTCGGCGAATGCGCGAAGGTCGGATAGCAATTCGTCCTTCGATGCGTACTGGTAGCCGATTTGTGCATCCGTTTCGGTATCAATAAACATCCAGATGCCGGGGCAAATTTTGGCGTATCCGAGGCCGTTAAAACGCGTTTTGTGTACGCGGTCAAACTTCGATTCGCGGATCATTATTTGCCCCCATTCTTGCGCGCATAGAGTTCGGTGCACGCGTCGTTTACTTGATCGAGATACTTACCCTCGGCTTTTTCGTTTATGCCTTTCATGGCGCGGGCGGCCTCGCCAGCGTCTTTAATGATGTAGAGGAGTTCGGCTTCGGTCTTTTGGCTGTAGCGGGTCATTTGGCTATCTCCTAGTGGTGCGTTGTTGATGGCTCTCACTATAAAGATGGACTAGCCAGAAATCCAATGAATAATAACTATCGGCCAAATAGCGCATGACTATCGAGTATTTATGTCCCCAAAACAGGCAGAAATAGGGACAGGCAGCCCATGACTATCGAGGAATTCAGAAAGACAACCCCCAGCACCGAGACAGTGGAAACCCTCGTAAGCGTCTATCTCGACCGGCTAGAAAAGGGTGAATGCGAACCGGGAGACCAGCGGACGGCTGCGGTAGTGCTCGGGGAGGCGATCAGGCGGGCGCAGAACACCATCCAGGCGCAACGCAAGACGATAGATATCCTCGCCAACGGCCTAGACGCTGAGCGCAAGGGATGAGGTACAGGGGCACAGTCCGAGAAGCTGCGGACCAGTGCGAGGAAATGACAGAGATAACTAACAGGCTAATAGACAGGGATGAGCGAAACGGCAGAAAAGCCTCGGGCAGAGAAAAAGAGATACCCGCGCCCGAACAGGCAAAAGCCAGCCGCACTCGTCCACAAGGAAAGCCTCCTAGAGCGCGTAGCTAATGGGGACTACCTCACAGACATAGCCCCCAGCATCGGCGTAACGACAGCAGCAGCCATCAGCAAAGTCCTAAGCCACGATCCCGAGTACATCGCTGCAAGACTCGCAGGAACAAAGGTAAGGCTAGAACAGCGAGAGAAGGAATTGGAGGCTGCGGACGATAACGTTAAGGTCGCGCGCGCCCGCGAACTCCTGAGCCACGCGCGCTGGCGAGCTGAGCGTGAATTTCCAGAACACTGGGGCCAGCACAACCGCCTGACGGTCGAACACTCGGGCGACCTGGGGGATAGGCTGAGACGCGCAAAAGAGCGCGTGATTGATGGTGCAGCGCAGGTAGTAAGCGATGACGCGGGGCAGCAAAACGCACTTTCCCTTAATAATCAAGGGGAAGACGGTTGACATAATGCACCTAGTGCAAATATCGCTGTTTCCGCGCTACGGATTCATTCTCCCCGCAACAGTCTGATTATCCCCCTTCCCGGCTGCTCAGGATCGCGCAGGACGAACGCAGAGACGGCGGGGGACCCTACGGCCTAGGACGGCCAGCGAGCGCGGCTCGGGAAGCGTGGAGCCTCATGGCGGCGAACTGGAACGGGTAAGGGTAAGGGAGAGAGCGTGTCCCAAAAATTAAAAAAAATTTTCCCGAAATGAAGCCTTGTTCTGTATGCGGTCGAGTTGAGTGTCGTGTGGTAGCGCACTCGTTTGCGACTAACGCGGCACCTAAACCGGTGATTCCTGCGACTAACGCCACGATTCCTGCGACTAACGCCACGATTCCTGCGACTAACGTTGCGACTACCGCGGTTGTCGTCATGAAGACGCTGAATCGTCGGGATCGTGTGGACTACAACGCCTACCAACGGGAGTACATGAAGGTGTATCGAGCGGTGAAATCTGGAAGGGCTGAGTTCATCAACCAAGGAGATCGGAAATGAAAAAGGGAAAGGGTAAGGGCGGTAAGAAGTGCTAGGTAGGGTCGGGTCGTGAGGAAGCAGGAAAGTGAGGAATTGCAGGAGGCTTGTGTCCGGTTTTCAAACGACCCGATTGGATTTGTGCGGTTCATGTTTGATTGGGGTCATGGGCAGTTGGAGGGGTGGGAGGGGCCGGATGTTTGGCACCAGGAGGTAGGGCAGGTAATCAAGGATTATCTCGATGGGCCTGACGAGCTTCCGCTTCAGATTGCGGTTGCTTCGGGTCACGGCGCGGCTAAGACGGCTTTTGTGGGTTGGTTGATTCACTGGTTCATGAGTTGTAGGCCTCACCCGCAGGTTGTGTGTACTGCGAACACTGAAACCCAGTTGAACACGAAGACTTGGCGGGAGTTAGCCAAGTGGCACAAGCTGGCCTTGAATAAAGACTGGTTTGATTGGACTGCTACAAGTTATTACCTGAAGGCTCACCCTGAGACTTGGAAGGCGAATGCTATTCCGTGGAGTGAGAACAATACTGAGGCTTTTGCCGGTACACACGAAGAGAATGTTCTTGTGGTCTTTGATGAGGCGTCGAAGATCAGCGACAAGATTTGGGAAGTGACTGATGGTGTTTTAACGACGAAGAAGAATATCTGGGTGGTGTTTGGGAACGGCACCCGGAACGTGGGTCGGTTTTACGATTGCTTTCACAAGCACAAGGACCGTTGGAAGACCTGGAACATAGATTCCAGAACTTGCAAGGCGGCGAATAAAGCCTATCTGGATCGGTTGGTCGAGTCCTACGGTGGAGAGGATTCAGACCAATCTCGGGTTCGTGTAAGGGGTTTGTTCCCTCGTACTGCTACTCGGCAGTTGATTTCCTCCGAAGCTGTAGAGAAGTGCCAGAAGACAGAAGCCGAAGGTTGGGAATATCTCCCAAAGGTCATGGGTGTTGATATCGCCCGCTTCGGTGAGAACTCTTCCACGATCTGCATTCGGCAGGGTCGGAAGGTCTTTCCTATTGAGGTTCTTCCCAAGCAGGACTTGATGCAGACCGCCCATCGGGTTGCGGAAGCGATAAAGGAACACCGACCTATCCAGACCTTTGTAGACGGTTCGGGTATTGGTGCTGGTGTGGTGGACAGGCTCAGACAGCTTAACTTCAACGTAGTTGATGTGAACGGCGGTAACTCTTCTCTCAATCCACGCTTTCTTAACAAGCGGGCTGAGATGTGGTGGGAGTGCAAGGAGTTCATTGAATCTGGATGCGAACTCCCTCCCGACCAGAAGTTGAAAGACGAACTGACCTGTGTGGAGTACGACTACACGGACAAGGGTCGGATCAGGTTGGATAGAAAGACCGACATCATGGAGAAGTACGGTTTCTCTCCTGACAGGGCGGATGCATTGACGATGACCTTTGCATACCCTGTGGCTGACTTCACGGATCAAGGGGTAGAGCTTGATCCCAAAATCTACGAGGACTAAATGGCTGCTTCCAGAACAGAGGTGAACTTCAGGGAGATTGATCTGGCCGCTGAAGTTAAGAAGATTTGGGGTCCGAAGTGGAACGCGCCTGAACCTTCTTACGAGTTTTCCAACGGCAGGAAGTTTGAACTCCGCACGGAAGACGCTGCTATTTACGAGACATCGCCGGACTTCTAGTGATCCTTTATTCCGAGGGCGCTTCAAAAGCGCAGGAAGACGAAGCAGAACAGATCCTCGGAGCGTTGACGCTCGCCTATCCCGGACATCCGTGGGCGGTGCGGGTCTATGACGGCGGATTCTTCATTCGTCATTTGGATTTCCCGGCTAACTGGGGGATGAACTGCAAAGCCGCGAAGGTTGATTGGTCCGCTTCTTACATGAAGCGCGAAATCATCATGAAGGCCGGGGAGTGGTTGGAGAGGGCAAACCTCAAAAGGGGACGGGCTAACGGGGACGAGATTCAGAGAGTCGAGGGAGTACCGGAACAGTATCAGCCCAATCAAAAAATCATCTTGACCGAGACAAAAGAACAAAAAGATGGCTGATTACCTGAAGCTCGCTCAAGAGGCGTTTGAATCGTCCTCTTCGTTTCTGGACGCTAACTATCGTTCTGATTGGGAGTATTCCCTCAAAGCCTTTCGTAACGAACACGCATCAGGGTCTAAGTATGTAGACGAGGCATACAAGTCCCGTTCGCGTCTGTTCCGTCCCAAGACCCGTTCGATCATCCGCAAGAACGAAGCCGCTGCTGCTGTGGCTCTTTTCTCAAGCACGGATGTCGTAAACATCCAGCCTGGTAATCCTGACGATGTGATGTCGGTTGCTTCTGCTGCCGCGATGAAGGAAGTCATGGAGTACCGTCTTACCAAGACGATTCCTTCGTTCCAGATTTGCATGGGTGGTGTTCAGGACGCCCAGACTGTAGGTGTGGTGTGTTCCTATCAGTATTGGGAGTACGAAGAGAGAGACGGGAAGAAGATCAAGGATCAGCCGTGTATCGAACTGCGCCCCATCGAGAACATAAGACTAGATGCCGGTGCATCATGGCTAGATCCGGTGCAGACGAGTCCGTACTTCTGCGACATCATCCCTATGTATGTCGCGGATGTTCGTTCCATGATGGAATCGGAAGATCCGAAGACCGGAAAACCCAAGTGGAAGAAACTGGACGACGAGGTTATCGCCAAAGCCCGCCCAGAGACTATTGACGGGGTTCGTAAAGCTAGATTGGGTAAGGCGCAAGACCCGCATCAGGAAGAAAACGCAATCAAGGAATTCGACACCGTTTGGGTCATGCGGTGGTTCATCAAGGTAGATGGTCGGGATATGACCTTCTACACGATGGGAACTGAGGATCTTCTTACCGATCCCGTTCCCATTGAAGAGGTCTACTTCCACGGCAAGCGTCCGTACGTTATTGGGTACGCTGTTCTTGAGACTCACAAGGCTCTCAAGACTGGTATCCCGATGCTGGTCAAACCGCTCCAGCAAGAGACGAACGAGATTGCCAACCAGAGGATTGATAACGTCAAGTTCGTTCTGAACAAGCGTTGGTTGGTTGCGCGTGGAAGACAGGTAGATGTCAATTCGCTTGTCCGAAATGTCCCCGGTGGTGTGACGCTCACCACCGACCCGAATACCGACATCAAGGAATCGAATTGGCCTGATGTCACTTCGTCTGCTTATGTAGAACAGGACCGCATCAATTCAGACCTTGATGAATTGGCGGGGAACTTCTCTCCGTCTACGAAGGTAGCGAACAATGCGGTGAACGACACGCTTGGTGGTTCGCGTCTCGCCTCTCAAGGGGCGGGGATGATGACCGACTACCTGCTCAAAACGATCATTGAGACTTGGTGGGAGCCGGTTCTTAGACAAGTAATCCTGCTTGAGCAGTATTACGAGACGGATGATGTGATTCTTGGTATCTGCGCCCAGAAAGCGCGTCTTTTCCCGAAGTTCGGGCTTTCCAGAATCACGGACGACCTCCTGATGAAAGAGGTCAACCTTTCCGTGAACGTAGGTATGGGGTCTTCAAACCCCGAAGCCAAGCTCCAGAAGTTCCTGATGGCTACGAACGCTGCGATTCAGATTCGTCTGCAAGCCCCGCCTGGAGCCAACGTCGAGGAAATGACGAAGGAAATCTACTCGCACGCCGGGTACAGGGATGGGACGCGGTTCTTCTCTAACCAGCAAGACCCGAGGTTGATGAAGGCCATGCAGATGATCCAACAACTGCAATCCGCCGTTCAGGGCAAGCAGATGGAACTCCATGCCAACGCGCAGATTGAAGCTGCGAAACTTCAATCTAACGAAAGAATCAAGGGTGCCGAGATTCAGGTAAACGCCCAGAGAATCCAAGGAGAACTGAGGATCAAGGAGGCCGACCTTGCTATCAAGGCGCAAGAACTTGAACTGGAGAAACTAAAAGTTCAGTACGAAGCCCAGTCTTCTGACGCGGAAGCAAGAGCGCAGACGCAGATGAAGATGATCGAGATTCAGGCGAGCATCGAAGAGGGCCAGAGAAAGATCGAGCATGAGCGAATGAAACTGGCGGCAGAGATTGCGGCTGACAGAGAGGCGGCTGCGAGGGAAGTGCAGAAACTTGCAGATGAGCATTCGTTCAGGATGAGGGAGCTTCAGGGTTCCTTGATGGTGGAGGCGGCTAAACAGTCCGCCACTGCCAAGCAGGAAGAGAAGAACGAGAAGAAGAAAAGAGAGTCCGAAACCGCTATGGCTGTTCAGACCAGCCAACAGGAGTTCATCAAGAGCATTCAGCCCTTGATTGAATCCATTTCGGGGAAGAAAACAATCAGCATGACCTTGCCGGATGGTCGCAAGGCAAGTGCTGAAGTAAGCCCGCAATAACCGAGGGATAGTAAAAAATGCCTAAGTCCACCGCTACCTGCAACAGCATCGTTAACCTGATGTACCGTGCTACGGCGTGGTCAAACGTCGCGGACAACGCTTCATCGTCTCCGCTGGCCAATACCTACGTTTCCCTGCACACCGCGTCTCCTGGTACTGGTGATGACCAGACCACCAACGAGACCGCGTACACGAACTATGCTCGCGTTGCGGTTGCCCGTTCTACGGGTTGGGACGCTGCCTCTGGTGGTGCTACTGCAAATTCCGCGACGATCAGTTTTGCTCAGTGCGGTGTTACTGGCGCGACTCTTACTCACGTTGCCGTGGGTACTGCTTCTACCCTTGCTGGTCACGTTTGGCACCAAGGGGCCTTGAATAGCTCGCTTGCTGTTTCCTCTGGTATTACCCCGCAGTTCGCTGCCGGTGCGCTGACGGTCACGGAGTCGTGATGGATGCTCGCTCGCCCGCCGAGAAGTTCCTGTGGGAGAAGCTCGGCCCGCCGCTCTACTACTGCGCCGAGTGTTTGCTCGCCGTGAAGGTTACGCCCGTCGAGGGCGGCGAGCCCGTGGTCGAGAGGAAGTGCGACCACACCGGCCAGATCATCGCACCGCGCAAGGCCGTCTGCGTCGGCAAGGGCGGCATGAGCCTGCCGGTGAAGGCACGCGTGGCATATGGCAAGGCCAAGGCCGCGATCACCGGGAGGTGCGCGTGACGATCTACAACGTCGGCGACTTGGTGGATGCCGAGCTCGAGGGGCGCGTTCGCACCTACGAGTGGGTGAAGAACGTCACCCAGACGACCACCGCCGGCATCTGGTACGACCTCACCGGCGCCTCCGGCAACCCGAAGGCGAAGCAGTGGTTCGACGCCGCGCCGCTCACCGCGCAGCAGATCAAGCAGTCGACCGACGGCGGCATCTTCCACGGCGGCGGGGTGGAGTCGAGCGGCTACCAGAAGTACATCCGGTTCATGCGTGCGGCGTGCGCTTCGGCGACGCCGCTGCCCATGACGCTGATGCTCTGCGACTACCTCCTGTACTACCCCAGCGTCGAGGACGGCAACACCGACCCGCAAGTCATGGACAACACGCTCGCGCTGCCGCGCTACACCGACGGCGACGGCGTGCAGATGATGGCGGTTACGATCTCTTCGCGTACGGGCGGCCAGACCTTCACGGTCAACTACACCAACCAGGACGGCGTCGCCGGGCGTACCTCGGCCACCGTCAGGCAGAACGCGATCGCGGCCCCGGGGTCCATCACCACATCGCAGACCGCGACCGCCGGCACCACGCCCGGGCCGTTCATCCCGCTGGCGGACGGCGATACCGGCGTGCGCGCGATCGAGTCGGTCACGATGAATGGTGCCGACACGGGGTTCTTTGCGCTCGTGCTGGTGAGGCCGCTTGCGACCATCGAGATCCGCGGCATCGACGCGCCGTACGACAAGGATTTCCTGCTCTTCGCGAGCGAGATGGAGCGCGTGCAGGACGACGCCTACCTCTCGCTCCTCGCGCTTCCGAACGGGTCGCTCTCCGGCGTTGCCGTGCGCGGCAACCTGAAAGTGATCTGGAACTAGGAGATTCACCATGCCGGGATTTACCTCGAACGACCAGATCATCCAAGCTATCGCCAACGGCCAGACGTGGCGCACGAACTGGGGCAAGAACTTCAACCCGACCGCGGCGGCCGTGGCGAACGAGTGGCATACGCTCTTTCGCGGCGCGGGCAACCCCGGCGCGGATGCGATCTTCAACGCCGGCACCGCGCTCACGTTCCAGCCGGTGAAGGACACCACCACCAGCGCGGCCAGCATGCCGCATGGCGGCGCGGTGCAGCCGACGTACTACAAGTACCTGCTCTCCGGGGCGGCGGTGTCGGCGGCGGCGACGGTGGTGCCGGGTACACTCGCGCTGGTGGACGTGATCGGCTTCTACCGCTTGACCGCGGTGACGACCACGACCGCGCAGGCCACGACCAACACGCTCGGGCAGTCGGACACCTTCACGGCCGACGCCTCGACCGACACGATCACCTTCACCAGCACGGCCAACTTCCCGTCGAACCTCCTCACCGGCACGCGCTGCCGCCTGACCACGACCACGACGCTGCCCGGCGGCCTCGCCACGGCGACGGACTACTACTACATCCGCTCGACCGACTCGACGGGCAAGTTCGCCACCAGCTACGCCAACGCCATCGCGGGCACTGCCATCAACATCACCGACGCGGGCACCGGCACGCACACCATGACGTGGCTGCTCCCGCGCTACACCAACGGCGCGGGCGTGCAGGCGATCTTCTTCAACTCCAACGCGACCGCAATGGGCGCGGCGACGCCGAACCTCTCGCTCGGCTACACGAACAGCGCGCAGGCCACCTCGCGCGCAACGCCGACCGTGCTGCCGATCGGCAAGAGCGCGGCCTCGAACTCGCACATCCTGTACACGGGCGCGACGGGCACGGGCAAGTACAACTACACCACCCCGCTGCAGGCGGGCGACGCGGGCATCGCCGAGGTCAACACGATCCAGAACTCGGTCAGCTACGTCTCGGGCGAGTACTCGGTGGCGCTGATCCGTGAACTCGCGCAGTTCCCGCTCTCGACGCTGGGCCTCATGGCCGAGCAGAACTTCCTGTACGGCCTGCCGAGCCTGCCGCGCGTGTACGACGGTGCGGCGCTCTACTGGCTGTGGGGCTCCGGCGTGGCGACGCCGGCCTCGAGCGCGTTCTCGGGCTACCTGAACTTCGTCTGGAACTGATGATCCTAGCGAACTACGCGCAGCAGAACCGCAACACCGTGCGCGAGCTGGGGGTGGCGTTCACGAACCCGCTCGCGCAGGTGAAGCCGGCGCACGTCCAGTCGTTCTACGTGGCCGACGACACCGACGCTGACCGGCTGACGCTGCGCGGCAAGACGGCATGGCCGAACGGTTACCGCAACGAGTATGCATGGTCGCAGGCCCCGAAGGCAGGCGGGATTGCCAGCACGCTGCATGTACGCGGCGCCGGCAGCGTGTCGGACGCGGAGGCATGGGCCGTCAAGCTCGCCGCGGCTGCCATTTCCGGCTCGGGCGACCTCACTGCCACCGGTAGCCTGATCGTCCAGCTCGTCGCCGCCGTCACCGGCAGTGGCACGGTCAGCGGCGCCGACATCAAGGCGTTCTTGCAACTTTCCGCAGCACTTAGCGGGAGTGGCGTTGCTGCCGGAACCGCAACAGGATTGGGGGCGCTGATTGCCGCCCTTACTGGATCTTCAAGCCTTAGCCCAACGCTCACTGGTACGGGAGCGATGGCGGCTGATCTTGTCGTAACCGGAACCGGGCTTACCACGGCAAACGTTGGCGAGGCCGTGTGGTCTGCAATCGCTTCCAGTAACAACACAACCGGCACGATGGGGGAGAAGTTGAACGATGCCGGTAGCGCGTCCAACCCTTGGACTGAGGTAATTGAGTCTGGGTACACCGCAGCCGAAATCCTGAAACTTTTGGCTGCTGTTGCTCAAGGCGATGCAAGCGGGTTGGAGGGATCTTCCCCGGTGTTCAAGTCCATTGACGGGCTTACGGACAGGATCACCGCAACTTATTCCAGCGGGACGCGCACTGTCACCGGGCGCAATGCAACGTGAGTTGGCAGGGGAAGTGGGCTGGTAACAGCGTAGGTCGGTGGTTTGGTTACACATCGGAATCGTCTGGAACTGGTGTTGGCGGTGGATTCACTTTCTATAACCGCCTAAAGACCAAGCGTAGAAAACAGAAGGACGCTGAAAAGATCCTTTCTGAGATTGCCGACCGATTCCAGTCGGAGCGACTTAGACACGACGCCAATAGGATCGGTTCTTACGAAAAAGAGATTTCGTATGAACTCGACCTAAACGGTATCACTCAATCCGAAATTGATGCAGAAATCGCAAGGCTTCTGCACAAGAAACTGAGGACCGAAGAGGATGAAATCATCCTTCTCCTAATCATGGCTGCGGCTATTGCATGATTGATCTGAATGAGCTAATCGCCCACGCTGAATTGGGCGAAGAGGCCAGGAACTTCATTGAAAGCGAACTAGGCAAGGCAGTTTTAGGAATGGCGCAGCAGGAGATTGATGCTGCCTTGCAAGACCTCGCATTGGTAGACCCCGCCGATGTCGAGAAAATCAGAAAGCTCCAGAACCAAGCCGCACTAGGCAGGATGTTTGCTGCGTGGCTCGGAGAGCTTATCAACAAGGGGGCGAACGCAATGGAGGTTTACAAGCATGAGTCGTAGAAACCGGGCTGAAGAAGCGCAAAAAGCCGCTTCTGAGGCTGGAAGGATTCTGCAATCCCAGCGGAATTTCGGTGATGCAGTAGAAGCAGTGGAACCTGAATCAAAGGGTGATGATGCTCCGCAAAAGTCTCCTACCCCAGAGAAGAACCCACGCACCATTGCGCTAGAAGAGATTGCGAACGCGAGACGCCCCGAAGGGGTAGAGGAAGAGAAACAGCCTGAAGAGAAGAAGGAACCCGAGGCTGCGGTTACGGACGCGCCAAAGGTCGAGTCTAAGCCGGAGGAACAAGAGCAACAGCCTGAAGCACAGGCCCCGGCTACGGTGATGACCCGTCAGAAGGTTGACGGGAAGGAATACGAAGTCCCCCAAGCTGAGATTGACGAGGCCGGAGGAGAGAAGGCTTGGCGGATCAACAAAGCCGCCCAGAACAGACTGGAAGAGGCCAAAGCAGCACTTGCGGAGTCTCGTCGTACCCAAGCCGCACTTGCTGACTTCGTTCAACGCTCTGTCCAGCCGCAAAACCAACAGCCGACCTTGACCGATGACCAGTTCATCGCGTCCAAGATCGACACTATCCGATTCGGCACGCCGGATGAATCAGCGGCGGCACTGAAAGAAATCCTGCACCGCGCAGCAAAGCCGGTAGATCAAAACCAGATCACCGCGCACGTTCTGAGCGAAATGCAGAAAACGCAAGCAGTAGAGAAGTTCAAGACGGAGTTTCAGGATTTGCTTGCGAATCCTATGGTTCTCCGTCTTGCGGTGGCTTTGGAGCAGGACCGGCTACCGCAGTTGCAAAAGCAAGGCCCGGTGGATTGGGAAACCTTCTACCGGACGATTGGCAATGAAGTCAGGTCCGTTGTTGGCAAGTCATCCCAACCTGCCAAGACGACCGTTGAAACTCCGGTAGGCAATACCAGCCAAACGGACAAAGAGGCGCGCAAAGCGTCCATCGTAAACCTTCCTACTGCGTCCACTAGGGCGGCGGTTAAGGAAGATCCGAAACCGGAAACCCGAGAAGACATCCTCAATGACATGAGGAAACGTCGAGGGATTCCTATTGGCTAAGGAGTAACAACAATGGCAGGTCAACTGGCCCGAAAATTCCTAGCGGAACTTTAGAACCCCGCACGGTTCTAATAGGGCTCATTCCATACCTGTGCGGAGGTTAAGTGGAATTTACCAAGGACGAGATTAGTAGGTTTCAAGAGAAGTACGTTGTGAGCAAGCAAGACGATTGTTGGGTGTGGTCTGGTGGTCGTTATGAAACCGGATACGGGATGTTCTTCATGCGTCGCGGTAGCAGAAAGACGTTTTCTGCGCATCGCGTTTCTTGGCAAATGAAGCACGGTAAAGAAGTTCCTGCCGGAATGCTTATTTGCCATACCTGTGATAACAGGTTGTGTGTGAACCCAGATCATTTGTACGCCGGGACTCATAGGGACAACAACAGAGACACGATTAAGAGAAATCGCGGAAATAGAAAGTACGGTTCCAATTGCTCTTGGGCAAAAGTTACCGAGCGCGATGTTCTTGAAATAAGACAGTCGAATGAGAAGCAAACCTTGCTTGCTAAGAAATTTGGAATCAGCGCATCACAAATCTGCCACATCAGAAAAGGCAGACGATGGGGCGATGTTTCCAATCTCGTCTAAACGGTTGACGTTAAAACTAGGTGAATTGCTGGAACACCGTACCGCGTGGTGGCGGCGGCAATCAGCAGCGAAGCCCCGATAGGGGAACGTTCAACGACTATCCCGCAAGGGAGTAGGGCTAAGCGGCCCGAAGTGCCTAGCGCCGAAAGGCGAAGATATAGTCTGGTCTGCATCGAAAGATGCAGCGGCCCTTAAAGGGCGGCTTGGGAATAGCGAACCCAAGATGAACAAATCGGTGGGCTGTAAACAGTCTCGGTGGGTATTACTACTCGCTGAACCTGAGTAAAGAACTGCGTATGGGAGTCCAGGCGACTTCCAAATTCCGTTAATAGCTGGCGGAATAAAAACCCATTCTGATTGACTTGAACACCCTGAAGAGGGCAACAAGGGCGAAGGCGAAAGCCGCGCTGAGAGACTAAGTGAATGGGCCGCGAAAGCGGATGCGATAGTCCGAACTGACGAATAACAAAAGAAGCGTCAGAGGCCTAGAGAAATCTAGACCCGCCTTGCAATGCAAGGTCTAAGTAACAGATTGCAGTTCGCTGATGTGAAAGACGCTTTCGGAAAAGTCACTCGCGCTGGTCAGACCTTCACTTGGGACGTTGTTCCGATGATGGGTCGTGGTGATCGAAGCCTGACGGAGACGAACACCATCCCGCAGGGCAACCACACGGTTGTTCAGGGTACGCTGACGATGAACGAGCGTGGCTACAGCGTTCCGTACACGGAACTGCTGGAAAACCTCTCTCAGTTCGCCGTACGCCAGCCGATCATGAAGGTGCTGAAGTACGACGCGATGGTTGATCTGGATGCGCTGGTCTGGCAACAGTTCAACAAGACCCCGCTTCGCGCTGCGGCTACGGCCACTGGCGATGCGATTACCCTGACCACGAACAGCACGGCTACGCTGACTGTCTCGCAGGGTATCTCTACCACCAACCTGAAGAGCATCGTGGACACGATGAAGGGTCGCAACATTCCGTATTACACGGACCGCGACTACTACGCCATCGCCCGACCGCTTGCCCTTCGCAAGCTGAAGGATCAGCTTGAGTCCATCTATCAGTACACGACTGATGGCCTTGAAATGATCATGAACGGCGAGATTGGTCGGTACTCGGATACCCGCTTTGTCGAGCAGACGGCCATCCCGTCCGGTGGTGCGGCGGATTCGACCACGTTCAATCCGTTCACTGACACTTCTGATCCTTGGAACGTCGGTACTGGTTCCAACGGTGACTGGGTGTTCGTGTTCGGTGCTGACACGGTGTGCGAAGCGGTCCACACGCCTGAAGAGATCCGCGCCAAGATCCCGGATGATTACGGTCGTTCCAAGGGTATCGCGTGGTACGCGCTTCTGGGTTATGGAATCACGCACAACGATTCCAACAACGTCGCGCAAGCCCGAATCGTCAAGTTCGACTCGGCTGTCTAACCCTTACTCCGTATTGGGGTAGTGGGGCCTCTCCACTGGGTTGATTCTCGTCCGCAAGGGCCTGCGGACGTTAAACGAGTGCTTACCTGCTCACAAGAACATAGAAGGGTGTCGAGGAAGCCGACATCCATAGGGAGATATACATGGCTACCATGTCCATGAGTTACGACCACGAGGCATACACCGTGCCTCAAGGCCATCCGATCTCGATTGCTGCTGGTTCGGGCGCTGCTGCCCGATTCACGGCTTTCGCGGACACGATTGCGAAAGCTCTCGTGCTGAAGCCCACCACGGCGGGCACTTCGGCGGATACGGTGACGGTCTACGCCGTTACCAACACGACCACCAAGACGCTTGGGGTTACGACCATTGCATCCGGTCAAACGACCTACTCGCGCCTTGAGTTCACCACCGGCAGTCGTACCCTGACGGTCGGTGATGAGGTTCGCATCGTGAAGGGTACGGATGCGACGGTCGTTTACGCTGGTGCCGTGGAATGCGTTACGGTTCCCGGCGCTAACGTCACGCAGTAAATGCAGGGGCCGGGGGGAAACCCCCGGCATTTCTGATGCAGGAGGATGCTGTTTCGTTTCTAAGGTCGTTCAGTTGGAAGAACCCCAAGCCTTCCAAAACCTGCGCTGTTATTCGCTACGGTGCCTTTGGTGATGTGCTACAGAGCGCGTCGATACTTCCTGGCCTGAAAGCCCAAGGGTTCAACGTAACGATGTACTGCACTCCTAGAGGGGAGGCGGTGCTTAGGGGCAACCCGTCAATTGACGAGTTTGTAGTCCAGAACGAGGACATTGTTCCGAATCACGAGCTAGGTAGTTTCTTTTTATACCTAGAAAAGAAGTACACAAGGGTAATCAACCTGTGCGAGACGGTCGAGGGGATTGTCCTTCCCATGTCGCAGAGGGCGCATTTCCACTGGCCGAAAGAGGCTCGGCACGAAGTCTGCAATGTTAACTATGTGCAACTTCAGCACAAGATTGCAGGGGTTCCCTATATCAAGCCAGAGACCCGCTTCTATCCTACTCAGGAAGAAGCTGAATGGGCGCTGGCTGAGAAGGGTTCAGGAAGGTTTGTAACGTGGGCGGTTACGGGATCGGCTGTGCATAAGGTATGGCCGCACGTTGACGATGTTATCAACGCTCTCCACAAGTCACATCCTGATGTGACGGTGGTTCTGGTCGGTGGGAAGAAAGAGGAAGCACTAGAGGGCGATTGGAACCATCCTCTGGTTTGGAGGAAGGTTGGGAAGTGGGACATTCGACAGGCAATGTCCTTCGCCCGCGTTTCCGATGTAGTTGTGGGACCGGAAACCGGATTGCTGAATTCGGTTGCGATGGAGCCGAATGGAAAGGTCTTGATTCTCTCCCATTCGACGGTGGAGAACCTGTCTAGGGATTGGGTCAATACCACTTCATTGTGGGCTGAAAACACTCCATGCTATCCGTGCCACAGACTTCATCTTGAAGGCTGGAAATACTGCACCAGACACATAGACGGCGCGGCGATGTGCCAGATGATGCTTTCGCCTGATCGCGTCTACAAAGCAATCGTTGAGAAACTAGAGGGGTCTGCTTGACTTGGAAGATTGATGGTCCGCAGGGCAATGAGTCTGCGAAAGTTCGATGGGAGTTGGTTCCGTACATGAGTGGCAGGGTTCTGGATCTTGGATGTGGGCCGTTCAAGACCTTCCCTCACTTCATCGGTGTGGACAACGGGCACCACGATTCTGCATTCGGATGGCAGAACAAGGCTGACGTAGTTGTAGAGACTTGCGAGAAGCTAGACCTGTTTGGGTCTAACTCTGTTGATATGGTGTTCAGCTCTCACTTGCTGGAACACATCGCAGAGGAAAACATACCGGCAACGCTCAGGGAATGGTGCAGGGTAATCAAGCATGGCGGGCACTTGATCCTATACGTTCCAGACGAGGATGAGTATCCCAAGGTGGGAGAAGAAGGGGCCAACCCCGACCACAAGTGGAATGTGAACTACGACAAGGTAGTCAAGTTCATGGAGGGAGTCCCTAGGAATTGGGACTTGATCGACTTCCAGAAGCGTAATCAGGCTGACGAGTATTCGCTTTTCTTCGTGTTCAAGATCACATGAAGAAACGCGAGTTCAGTTGGAAGAAACCCAAGCCATCCAAGACCTGTGCAGTAATCCGATACGGAGCTATCGGGGACATGATGCAAACGTCCTCAATCCTTCCGTGGCTAAAAGAACAGGGCTACCACGTTACTCTTTACTGCCAGTCTGGGCAGGGTTACGAGTGCATCAAGCACGACCCACACATTGATCGTTTCATAATCCAAGGCAAGGATCAGGTTCCCAACCAGTTCCTAGCCGAGTTCTGGAACGAGACCAAGAAGAAATACGACAAGTGGGTCAACCTCTGCGAGTCTGTAGAGGGAACGCTGTTAGCCATTCCTGGTCGAGTGAATCACGAATGGCCGAATGATGTCCGTGGCAAGTACATGGACCGGAATTACCTTGAGTGGACCCACGAACTAGCGGAGGTTCCGCCTCCGTATAGACCTAAGTTCTACTCGACCCTAGAGGAAAAGGCTTGGGCCAGAAAGACGGCTCAGAAGTGGGGCCGGAAGAACATCATTTGGTCGCTCTCTGGTAGTTCTGGTCACAAGACTTGGCCGCACTTGGACACGATCCTAGCTAGGTTGATGCTTTGCTACACCGACGTTCACGTAGCCCTTGTCGGGGATGAACTCTGCAAGCTTCTAGAGCAGGGCTGGGAGAAGGAACCTCGGGTGCATTGCAAGTCCGGTGAGTGGACGATTCGTGAGTCCCTTTCCTTTGCCGAAGCTGCGGATTTGGTGATCGGGACCGAAACGGGTCTCTTGAACGCCGTTGGTCAGATGGACGTGCCTAAGATTTGCACGCTCTCCCATTCTTCCAAGGAAATGCTTACGAAGCACTGGAAGAACGCGATTTCTCTTGAACAACCAAAGGGGGTTGGATGCAACAAATCCCCCTGTAGGCAATTGCATTATTCGTGGGACTACTGCCCAAAGCATGAGGACACAGGTACTTCTCTGTGTCAGTACCACATTGACCCTGAGATGATGTGGAAGGCGGTGGTTTCTATTCTTGGCGAACCTCAAAGGACGATCTAGTAAATGGCAACGTCTGGAAGCTGGAACTACTCTGTAACGGCTGGACAGATCATTACTGCCGCCTTTGAGAACCTTGGTGTCATTGCGGCTGGTGGGACTGTCGCCACTGCGCATTCCAACACCGCCCTTCAAAGACTTAACTTCATTGCCAAGCAATTCCAAGGGACTGCGGACGGAATGCAGGGAATGAAGTTGTGGACCCGTCAGCGGATTGCGATGTTCCTTGAGAATGGCCAGCAGACCTACCTTATCGGCCCCGCTTCTACCGACTCCAAGGCAACGACCCAATACGGGCGAACCACGATCAGCGCAGACGAAGCGGCGGGACAAACCACCCTCAGCATTACCTCCAACACGGACACCACGAACTATCCCGGCACCACGATAACGATGACCAATGGCGACACTATTGGCGTTGTTCTGGATACCGGAGCGATTCACTGGTCAACGATTTCAGGCACTCCGTCAACCACAGCGACGATTGTTGATGCCCTGCCTTCTCAGGCTTCTTCTGGACGGTATGTGTTCTGGTTTACCTCCAAAGCTCAAAGGTTCCCTGTCATCGAATCTGCGGTCTTGAGGGACCAGAACCTCGCGGACCGTCCTATCAACGTATTCAGAAACGTCAAGGAATACGAGCTTGGCGTCCCCTCAAAGTACGCGGATGGTAGCCCTACCTCGATCCTGGTCGAACCTCTCAGGTTGAATACTCGGGTCACGCTTGACTCCCAGCCTACGAACGTCAAGGAACAATTGATCCTGACGGTTCTATATCCGGCTGAGGACTACGACGCCACGACGGACGATATTGCTTTTCCTCAAGAGTGGTATGCGGCTCTTGAGTGGGAACTGACCTTCCGGCTTTGCCCTGCGTATGGTGTTCAGTGGACTCCAGAAATGGAGAAGAACCACGCTAACGCGCTTTCCATTGCAAGGTCGATGAATCCTGAAGTCTCGGACCTGTATTTCCAGCCTAACGCCTAGAGAGAAAAACAAGAATGGCTGATACCACCTACGTCAATGGAGTGACCCTTACTGATGCGGATTGGTTCAATGACGTAAACCGTCTGCATTATACGATCTTTGGCGATCCTTCTACCGTTGGGGCGGCTAGAACTAATCTGGGTGCAATACAGAATTGCTTTTGTGGTCGGCTCACGTTGGCTACTGCTACTCCTGTAATGACCTCAGATCAGACAGCAAAGACGACCATTTACTACACGCCTTATAAGGGCGATGTAATTTTGATCTATGACGGCACTTACATGGTTCCGACTGTTTTTACGGAGCTATCGCAAGCGACCACAGACTCTACCAAGTCACCCGCTGCGGTGACTACGAATTCAAATTATGACCTGTTCGTATGGAACGATTCCGGGACCATTCGATGCACTCGCGGCCCAGCCTGGTCAAGCGATACCGCTAGGGGTACTGGTGCTGGGACTACTGAACTTGAACTGGTAAAGGGTGTTTATCTCAACAAGGTCGCCATCACCAACGGCCCCGCCGCGAACCGCGGCACCTACGTCGGCACGATCCGCTCGAACGGCTCGTCGCAGATTGACTGGAAGCTCGGCAGTAGCGCGGCCAGCGGGGGAGAAGCGTTCCTCGGTGTGTGGAACATGTACAACCGGGTGAGCGTGATGCCAGCGGTGCAGGACACGACGGACAGTTGGACGTACCAGTCCACGACCATCCGTCCGATGAACAACTCCGCGACCAACCGCATCAGCTTTGTGCGAGGTCTTGACGAGGACAGCGTCTGGGCGCAGAACAGCATCGGAACGAGTTCGTCTGGTTCCGGCGATCTTGGTATCGCCAGCATTGGATTGGACTCCACAACGGCGAACGCTGCGAATTCCGCAACTACTCAACCGTCCGCGGCAGGGGCGGCTAACACCTTTGCGTCCCTGTACCCATCCTACGCTGGGTTGCCTGGGATCGGGCTTCACTATCTTCAGTGTCTGGAACGATGCGTGGGGGTGGTAGCGGCGGTGACGTTCTTCGGCGATGAGGGCGCGCCGACCGTGGCGCGGCAGCAGTTCACCGCCCAAGTGAGGGCCTAATCCATGAACGCACTTCACACCCAACTCATCTCCGCCGGTATCCCCGTGGTCGGCATCAGCATCGGCCGCAAGGACGACAAGGCAACGTGGCGCGTGGACTTCGCGCCAGAGGCAACCGACGAGCAGAAGGCGCAGGCCGCGCAGCTCGTGGCTGCTTTCGACGTCGAGAAGGCCGGGCACAACGCCGCCATCGACGCGCAGATCACCGCTCTTGAGGCTAATAGTGGCGGGTATGTACGGGGGCTGCGCGAGTTCATGCTCGCAGCTTCGCTGGTGATGAAGCAGCAAGGAGGGCCAGATTTCATGCTGAACAAGGGTATGCAGAACGTGAAGGCCCTAGACGACCAGATCAAGGCGCTTCGCGCTCAACGCCAGTGAAGCCGGTAGCCGCTTTTTTTCTTCTCGCAATCCCTTTTGGGATAACCGCAGTGCTGGCGGCGTTCGTTGGCGTACTTGTGTCTCCGTGGTATGGAAATAGCGCCTACGCTAAAAATCTGCTTCGCGCAGCCGACAAGTACGGCGCTGCGTTTTTCGGTCTGGGGGACGGATCGCATACCGTAAGCGCAGAGTGCGGATCGAGGAAGGATTGCAAGGTTTGCACACTAGTGTGCATGTTTCTAGACCTTATTCAAAAGGGCCATTGCAAAGGTGCGGCAAAGAAGGAAGGTCTAAGTGTCTAAGATCAGGGTTCCTCTTTTCGGCCCCTACACAAACCGAATCTCGTCGGTCAACTCTCTAGACACGACTTCCGGTTATGTGGGTATTGGAATTGTGGGGTTGATGGTGGTTGGTGCGACTAGCGCATCCAGCACCAAGGACGCGAAGTATGTGAATTGTTTTGGCATGACCGTTCCAGATGCTTTGACGGGTAAAACAAAGTTGTACACGGTCAAGCGTCCCGGTTGGGCTACCTCTGTCACTCCGGCCTCTGGAAACATCGGTACGGCTATTTTCGTCTGGACCGGAAGCTCGTCGGGGACTGACGTTATCTCTGCCTTCGGGTCTACCAATTCCACGATCTACAACGGAACAACCTCCCTTGGGGCGATTACGGGCAAGGCCAGGTCGATCAATGAAACCGTTGTAGGCACGACCGCGACCCTGCTAGTTGCCTCTGGAGACAATACGGGTTGGTACTACGACACTGGCGTAGGCACCATGACCAAGATTGCGGACGCTGATTTTCCGGGGAACGCCGGAAAAACTACGGTCGGCGGGTTTGCGGTGATTGACGGTTTCAACTGCATCATGGATTCAACTGGTGCTTTGTGGGCATCTGACCTGAACAGCGTCACGGCTTGGACTTCTACTAGTTTCGATACCGCCAATTCCTACGCAGACAAGGGCATCGGTTGTGTGCGGCATAGGAACTTCGTGATGGCGTTTGGTACTGAATCAATCGAGTTCTACCAGAACGCCGGTTTGTCTCCGTTCCCGCTGGCTAAGGCTTCGGCCATGACGGTGAAGGTTGGGGCTATCTCTGCGGATGCGATTGCTCAGATTGCCGACACGACGTTTTGGGCGGGTTCTACGCCTCAAGGCGGTATCTCAGTCTTCCAGTACGACGGAGGTTTGTCGCGTATCTCGACTCCTGAGATTGATACGAACCTGATTCTTGCTGGTGCTTCAAACATCAGCCTGACCACGCTCCGTATCTACGGCAGGTCAATGGTTCTGGTGAAGGCCGGAGCATCAACCTACGTCTACGTCATCGAGGAAAAGACTTGGCATGAGTGGAGTTCCACAACCCCGTTGTGGACGAAGTGCGTAGGTGTTTCTCTCGGTGGGACGATGGTGAACTATGCCGTCAGCAACATTTCCACCAGCGGCAAGGTCTACGTCATGAACCCCTCGCTTCTGGTGTTCACGGATGACGGGACTACCTACACCGCAAGGGTTCAGCTTCCCAAGATGGACATGGGGAATATGCACCGCAAGTTCTATCGCATGGTGCAGGTTGTGGGGGATGTGGAAACGACTTCCTCAACGCTGACCATTTCCTATTCGGACGATGATTACCAAAGCTACACGGTAGCCGGTACGGTTGACCTGTCGAACGATGAACGCTACCTGTTCCGTTTGGGTTCATCTAACCGCAGGTCTTGGGTGCTGAGTCATTCGGCAAACACTCCGATGCGGCTTGAGGCTTTGGAAGTTGATGTGAAAGTGGGACGGCACTGATGGACCTCGGTTTCGTAGACGAGAAATCGTTTGCGTATCGAGACATCAAGGGGCAAGACGTTTGGGTCAAGTTCACTCCTGTATTTGGCTCGCTGACCGTCATTGGGGCTACTAGCTATTCCGGTCGCTACAGGATCGTAGGCAGGAAGCTTGAATTCCAAGTCCAGTTTTCTGCGGCCACTTCCATTGCCTCAGTAGCCGGAACCGACTACCTGAATCTTCCCGCAACGGCCAACGGGCTTGCTGGAATGGCGGTGATGACCAACGACACGACGAACGTATCTGTTGGGGTGTGTCATTTGGATGTGGCAACTTCGCGGTGTTATCTGCCCGCCCAAGTAGCGAGCGGAAACACTTTCAAGTTGTGCGGGTGGTATGAAATCTAAAGGGAGCGACTAATGGC